TCGCTCAAATTGATGGCCATAAAAAATCATCCTCGAACAAACTAGTTTTCGATAAGTAAAGTTCAATGAACTGGCCACCAACAAAGGTGCGTTCAACTCGATAATAAATGTTTTCAATTTGGACAAACTTCTCATTTTGATAAGAGAATGCATTGACTTGAACTTTAATCTCAATTTTGATTTTCGTTTCAATCGATACTTTCCATTCTTCTCTTGTCAGTGAACGCATTATACCAATCACATCTTTACTCGATAAAACATCATACTTATCTTTGTTTTGTGAAACGGCTATGAGTTTGAGTCTGACATTGGGACTATTTGGGAATGGCATATCAAATCCCCTTGGAAAGTGATACTTGTTTTAAAAGGAAATAAAAGGCTTGTGGAAGTTCTTTAACTGATCCATCGCCTTTAAAACCGAAAAAGGTTTTCACATAAATGAGAACCAAACTTTGTATATCGTGATCCAATAGATGAGTATCACTCACCCCAGTAGACTTGACTAGGGTGAGAGCACTCTCAATTAGAGCGTTTATTTCAGCGTCCGCAAATGATTCGGAATCACTGATCATCAATGAACTTTTTACTAGGTTAAGTAAACTTGATGGTACGCTCATGATGTTATTCGCCAACTGGTGTTACTGCACCTTTTTTCACACGAACAAAGCCTTTGTATCCAACAACATTACCACCTGCAAAGACAGATGCTTTGTAGCAGATGATACCTTGTTTAAACTTATAATCAGTGGATTTACTGATTTCAATTGGTGAAAAAATTGCTGTTTCATAGTTCTTTAAGGAACCGTAAGCAATGCAGTATGCACCAGTTGTGGTTGCAGTATTGCTGATTGCATCACAGTTGGAGTTGATGATATAGAAAATGCCATCGATAGTATGGTTCACATAATCAATCGTATGTACTTTACGACCTTCCGAAGTACGTAATCTTGCAAATGCACGAAGGTCTCCTTTACTTAAAATAAGGACTGCACTACCTTCAACTTCTTCCGGTCCACCATAAGCGTAGATAATATCATCAAGTGTATCTTCAGTGATTTCTGACACTTCAACATCAGTGGTATCACCAAGTGCAACAGCACTTTGACTAAAAATACCGGTGAATTGGTTTGAGCCCCCTGCACCTTTTAAGATTTCAAGTGATAACTTTTTCTTTAAACTTGTCTTAATGTTTTTGATGACTTCAGCTTGGTAATTGACTGCAGGTAATTTTTCAAGCTCTTCAGTGATTTCAGTGTAGGCTGTCAACTTACACTTTGTGATGGTTAAATAACCAAACGTTGGCTCGGTTTCTGTGTAGTCAGCACCTTCAAGAGTACTTCCTGCTACACCAGAACCTTTAACGAATGTTTTCTTATAAGTTTCTCCTCCGATTAGATTGACAAGATTGATGTTATCCACGAGAGTAGATACTTCACTAAATGGATAAGCAGTGAGTTTGGTATCGGTGTGTTCTGGTAATAGAATTTCATCTTGAGACACCTGGATGGTGCGTTTTTCTCGTAAGTCTTGACCACGTTTCTCAAGAACTTCTTTAGGAATCCCTTTTGATTTGGTTTCGATGACAGGAGATGGATCAAACTTTTTAGCCATTTCAATCTTCTTGTTTAAAACTGTTCGCTCCTCATTAAGTGTATCAATTTCTTGTTCTAGTTTTTCGAGTTCTTCAAGCGATGCAGTATCCGTTACTTTGCGAATTTCTGCTAATCGTTGTTCAATTTCTTTCATGCGTACATTTGAGTTCATCTTTAATGACTTCCTTTCAATTTGATTTGAATTCTCTTTTTTATGAGGTTCGTACTCTTATCAATCTCTACCTTATCCAAGGCTTCTAGTTCCAACTCCATGGTTTCTAGACTACGAGCATAGATTGAAGTATCTTCATAAGCTGGGGTATCAACAATCGACACATCATAAAGACGTTCAATCGATTTGATCATACGTTTGGGGATTTCACCACTTCTATCCCATGTTTGTTCTTTCACACTAAAAGCAAATGACATCTTATCAAGCAGTCCATTTTGAACCATCTTAAAGATGTCCTGGTTGGATGCTGTATCAAGCAGTTTAGCTCGAACCTTTAGACCTACTTCATCTACCACAAGTGTGAGAGATTCATTACGAGTTCTAGCGATAACAAGAAAGTTATCTTGATGGTTATATTTGAGTGGCACATCTTTCATCTGAGTTTGTGATAAAGCATTCTTATCGATTGCTTCAATAAATCCACGTTTCTCATCGCCAATCAAAGTTTCTTTGTTAAAAACGATGGCATAACCTTCAAGAACCATCTCGTTATTTTCAGTGTTCAGTTGTATTTCTGATAATCTAATCTCTTTATTCATAATAAAAAACTCCTTCGATATACCAATTGTATCGAAAGAGTTTCAAATATTTAGGGGTCAAACTGATGACTTGTTATATAATTATATTAAAAAGATAGGAGACAAGAGTATATGAACAATTTTAATGATTTTCTCGCTGTTGTTAATGGATTGCCATCTGGCACAAATGTTGTCGTGACATATGAATGGTGTACATCAAAAGGACTAATAGTAAATCCTAATATGATGAAAGACTGGGGTAAAAAATTCTCTGCTGGTGTCAAGGCTGGGCAATATGGTTGTGTGAGAAATACTAATACTTCACCTTCACAAGGTTCTGCTAGTCACAAAAAGACAAACAATTTATGTGTTTACACAAAATCATAAATAATATATGAATGGCTTATTATTAGGCAATGGAATAAACATATCAGCCAGTACTAGATTTACTACAGGTAGAATAATAGAACGTATTAAAAATCTTTTACCTCAAGCTACTTATTTTCTTCCTATTCACTACAATGTGTCAATGTTAGAAAATCTTGAGAAAAAACTAGAAACACTATCGCTTTCAAATTCAATTGAAGAAATAATGTATGAGCTAGTAAAAGACATTACTCAAAACTATTTAACTAGGTACAATAAGAATCTCACTACGACAAACTTTCTTGAAATTACTACTTTGCTTAAAATTATAATAATAAATGCGATTTTCATTGATAATGGTAAAATGATTGATGTCAATATTGATAAGAATCTATCTGCAAAAGTTATATCTTTTGAAAAAGTATTTTCCCTTAACTATTATGAATATTGGGATGTGAAAGGTATTACATGTTACTTACACGGTTGTGCAAATGTAAGAGAGTCTAGTAATGATGATATATTATATGATGAAAATTTGTATAAGACTGATATTGATTATAACGATTCAATAGAGTTATTACAGATTGAAAACTTCTACTTTCCAATTCGAAACACAAACGAGTTAATTCTTATTCCCTCAAAGTACAAACTGAATAAGCAACAGTACTTCGACCTTAATGAACAATATGATCAATATGGATTTTTAATAACCCCTAAGATGCATGATGCCATTATTACGCGAAATATTTATAAGCCTTTAACAGAGTTAGAATCTGTATCTTTGTTTGGAGTATCTCCTTTTGGTGATGATTTACTAATTGAATCTCTTAAATCAATTCCTAAGGTTATAATCTACATCTATAAAAAAGACTGCAACATAAATGAAGTGACTGAATGGAGTAAAAAATTACCGAGTGCAATATTGATAGATTCATCGTTATTTACTCATCCTTGTTAGATAATTGATACTCATTTGCTTTTTTTGAATCGACATAATTCAAACTTTGGAGACGCTTGTTACCATCTTCAACTGGCTCAAGACCCAGTAATGCTCTTGATTCATTCAAACTCATGAGACCCAATCCCATGAGTTTTTCTATCGCATTAACTTTTGTATTCCAGGAGGCATATTGTAGTCGCTCACTATAAAAGATGATTTGCTCACCATCTTCTTTTTGCTTTCTTGATAAAAGGATTCTAGAAAACTCCTCAGATAATTTGATTGATAACTGTTCAATTGTCCCTTCATAGAAGGCATTAAATTCCTCTTCTGTGTACTTGTTGTTATAAATAGGTTCTGATACTCGGAAGTAAGAAAGGATTTTTTTGTTAAGGAAATCTAATGTTGCTGCATCAACTAGTTTTGGATCAATAGTTAGCGGAACATAATCAGCTTTTAAGTCTACTGGAATGATGGCAGAGTTGTTTTCACGAATACTATTTTTCAATGCTGTGTCAAAAAGCTCTTTTTGTTTGTTTTTATCTTCTTGAGATAGCATAGCATTCATCTTAAGCAATCCCTTGATTTGGAACGATGATTTAATCGCATTATCGATTCCTTGCAAGATTGAGTCATTGATAGCAATAGTTCTTAATACTGCACTATGGTCGGAGATTGCACCATTACCGCCAAAGATTTCGTTGGAATAAAAGTAACGTCTTAAATGTATTAGCGAGTCATACGGAACTAGGTAACTATTTCCATCATCAAAATGCATTTCAAGGTAGACAGTGCCTAAGTCATCTTTCTTTATCTCAACTGTATTAGGCTTGATTGGGTAAAGACCTTCTAATTCATTCCGCTCGTTAAACTTGGGATATATAAAAACGTTGTTATTCAAATAGAGTAGTGAAACAATCTTATAAATAAAATCACTAGGACTCATTAGTTCATTTGGCTGATGTTTTAAAAGATATGATAAGGTTCCCTTTTGTTCTTCTACTAGATTCTTAGTTTCCTTGATATGCCTTGGTTTTAGTTTGGATGCATGACTCGCTATGCAATCAATACAAATCCTGACAGTATCTGAATTTAGTATGTTCGAACCAAAATCACTAAAAATCTCGGTTAGGTTAACCGATAAAAAAGATTGATCTATACTCTTTGTTTTTTTACGACTAAATATTCCCATTTATTTCACCATCTGTTCATACTCGTTGCGATATCTATTCAATACTGCATAAGCGATTATAAGTGCAACTGCACCATCAATTCTTCTAAACTTACTACTCAATTTACTTGGTTGAATATTTCCGTTGATATCAATTTTCGCCTGTGTATTCGCTAGATTCCATTTCAAGATTGGATTATTATTGTAGTTGATTAACTTATTCTTTAGATCAGCTTCAAGTTGTTTCATAGGTTCTGATAGTGTATAGATGCCTTGTCTTACCTTCTCCATTGTGAACCCAAGCTCTTCCATTTCCTTAACCCAATAAAGTGCATTCCATGGATCATATCCCACCCATAATGGGCGGATACCATCTTTTTGCACCCTTTCCATAAACCACTTAGTAACTAGTGAGAAATCATTTTGATTACCATCGGTCAATGTGAGAAAGCCTTGTTGATGCCATAAATCATAGGGAACTGAATCTTCTTCAATTCTTTTTAGCATCACATCTTTCGGCATAAAG